GATTTATTATTCTATTTAAAATATAAGTATCACCCCTTACTTGTTTTTTTCTAATATTTTCTATCATATTAAAAATTAACTTTCATATAGTGAGAACAAAATTGATTTACACTACAATAATGATTGCACCTTGTATCTTCACCTAATCGTTCAACAATATTACAACCTTTACCCTCAACCATATTTTGAGAGGCAAGAAAGTCCAATGCTAATTGTCTTGTATCAAATAATCGCCAAGCAGATTTTCTTCCCGATTTCATAACGGCAAATTTATCTTCTTTCCGCCACCTTTCAGTAGCAGTACACATAGGCAATTCTGATACCTTTTCAGCATTTTGGTGTATTCTTATTCGTTCCTTAATATAGTTTTCTTGTTCATCTTCTGTCCACCTACGAATAGGCACCATAACTACTTGTTTTCTTGGGTAGTTATCAGATTGCATTACTCGTAATTTAGACCAATCTCTTAATATAGCCATAATAGATAATCGTTTTACTTTTATTTCAGTTTTGTAATTGATTAAATCTTTTGGGTTTTTTCTACATAAGAAGTCTAATACATTAAGTTGGTTTTCCCATTCGGGTTTTCCCTCACTTAAAGCAGAAACAACCGACCAAGCAGATGTACATTTAAAATCAATTAAATGTCCTTCTCTATTTAATAAATCAAACTGACCACTTAAAGTCCAACCATTAGTGATCTTGTCATCTTTATAAAATAATCTTTTTTCAGCTATTTCTTTTCTAGTCTTTGATCTTTCAATAACATGATGAACAGATTGCCCTAATAAAGAGAATACTCTATCGGATATATCCTCTTCAATTAAATCCCAATTCCTATTTTGCAATACTCTAATACGAGGCGGGGCTATCAATTTTGTAGTTGATATATCTGATCCACTACTATCATAGGGATCATTAGACACCGCCCTCTCTATTGCTTTAGGGAGATTTGACGCATTAGTGTATTTCATTAAAATGGTACCTTGCCCAAATCATTTCCATTACCTTCATCACCAATATCAGAAGTATCTATTCCGTCTAATTCTTTAGATCGTAATATCATCTTTCTAATACCTTCCGAGAGTTTGTTAAATTGCTCTCTTTGGCCTTTTTGAAAGTCATCTATGCTAAATGATATGCTTTCGTGGTATTGTTCATGTATGTTTGTATCTTTACCTAAAGGCATGACACTAGATACTTTTTCTTTACCACTATCATTGTGCATTACATTGATTTGACAAGGGACACCAATTAGTTTTGTTATATCAAAACCTTCTTTTTCTTGTTCAGTAAAAGGTCTTCCTCGCCATGAAGTTAAATCCATTCCTAAATTAGATTTTTCATGTAAAGACAAAGTATAGAACTTACTGATTGTCATTGGTTGGTCATTACTCATTTGATCGGGTACTTCCCATATAATTAACACTTGTCTTTTAAATGTTATATTTCCACCATAATCACTTCTTTGTGTTCCAAGATCAATTACTCGTACACATCTTGCATTATGGACACCCGTTGGGACTTTTGGGTACTCATTGGTACCCGTTGTTGCTACAATAGTAGTCATTTCACCTCGCTTTTTTTATTATTTATTATTAACTTTTATTAATATAATACTTGATTTTTGTTAAGTCAAGGTCTATATATTTAATTGTAGTTAATATGACATTAAATTTTGCAAAAATAATTAACTACTAAAAAAGGACAATATGGCGACAATTTTAGATGAACTGATTGATGAACTAACGGCTAAAGAAAAAAGAATAGCTAAAGAGGTTATAAATCTTGATCGTTCTAGTGTTATTCCCGATCATTACAAAAAGGCAGAAGCAATACTTAAATTGGCGAATGAAGGAATTGAAACTAGAGAACAAGCAAGGTATTTGCTTGGATTAAAGCATGAAATAGAGGGGTTAAATAATGGCTAGTACATTTAAAATAGCACAAGAACGGAAAAGAGAGGTAGTTAATACATATGGGGGTAAAAAACTCTCAAAAATGTTAGGGATTTCACATCCCGCAGTATCAAAATGGAAAGTTGTTCCACCATTTAGAGCATATCAGATTGCAAAACTTGGTGATTTTGATATAGAGTATATAAGACCAGATTTGGACTTAAATCCAAAAAGATAAGGTCTTGTTCCGTAGGGGCGATTAGTTTTTTTTCTTTCTCTTTAGGTTATGTTTTCTAATCGCCCTTATTTTACACCATTTTCTTATAGCACCGCCATGTTTTTGCTATCGTTTTGCTATTGGCAAAATATAGCCCTTCACCTTCACCTTCAACTACAACTACACCTACAACTTCAAACAAGATAGTAGTCAATAATCCCCTTGACAATTAAAATGGGAAATAATATATATTTACATAAGTTAATAATAAATATGAAACAGAAAGAGGACAAAATGATAAAATCTAATGGCGATTGGCACCCCGTAGGTGAAGTCATTGAGAATTTTGTTAAAAAGAAAAAGTATGAATTAGAACAATTTATACAACAATCCAAAAAGGGTGATGTACACGAATACTACAAGGGATTTCTTGCTAAAGATTGCGAAATGGCACAAGGGACTGAAATAAGAAAACTTGGATCATACGCAAGAAATTTAGAGGCAAGGAATATTATTAGTTTAGTACAAAAAAGATTAGCACCCGAAGAATTTAGTTATATGGCGGTGAAAAGGTGAGAAAATCAGAAAACCAAGAACAATCCCCCGCATTTCAATTTTATGCAGGTGATTGGATAAGTGATCCCAATAGACTTAAAATGTCTTTAGATGAACAAGGAGCATATATTTTATTATATTGTCATTGTTGGCGAGGTAAGACTATTGAATTTGATTGGGAAATATTAAGTAGATTATGTAATTGCAGATTAGATAAGATCAAAAAGATTTGGCCTAAAATAGAACATTTATTTGACAAAAAAAAGAATGATAAAACGGGTAAAACTGAATTGATCTGTATAAGTGCAGAAGAGGAACGAAAAGAACAAGAAAAGAATAGAAAACTAAAACAAAAAGCAGGAAGACTAGGAGCAATGAAGAGGTGGTCTTCTGAAACATTAAAAGAGGATTAGTGGATTTAATAATATTAAATGACGGATTGTATCATTTAGTAGAGGTATCAAAAGAAATGACAAAGGGAATAGAATTATTAAGTGATATAGATTGTTTTGATCTTTGCGATATATTGAGATTGCATTTAACAACCTATTATGACTATCCAATTAATGTTCATGTAATGAAAGACGGAAGTGGTGATTTTTATGGATGTATATGTAGGTAATTATGAGTAAAGAAAAAATAAAAGAACTAGAAGATATGATAAACAAACTTTCGGAAGAGAGAGATAACTTTGAAATAATAAGCAATTCACATAAAGAGTTAAATAGTCAATTAAGAAAAGAGTTAGACGAGGTTAAATTAGATAATATAAGATTGGCAAAACAAGTAGAACATCAATTAAAGGGGTTTAGAAACAAAGGCGAGTTATGAATGAGTATTCGGAACTATCTCATTATCATAGTTTTATGGAATATTTTGGCGATAAAATAACATTCCAAACTTTTGATGATAAAGTTAAAAATAAGAAATTAATAAAACAATTACACGGATCACTTAAACAACATTTTAAAACTTTAAGTAGATTGAACAAACAAGGTGCAGGTATATTCTTTTGTGTTAATGAAACAAATTTAGAGGGAAGATCAACAAAGAATATAACTAAAGTAAGGGCAGTATTTATTGATCTTGACGGATCGCCTTTACCACAAAAATTTGAAGTACAACCACATATTATAGTCAATTCAAGTCCCAATAAATATCATTGTTATTGGTTAGTAGAGGATATGATATTAGATAGTTTTAGTTTATTCCAAGAGGCATTGGCTAATAAATTTAATAGTGATCCTAAAGTTAAAGACTTGCCTAGAGTTATGAGAGTGGCGGGGTTTTATCATAACAAAACAAAAACACCTTATCCCGTTAAAGTTATTAATAGAATTGATAGACAACCATACACACAAAAAGAAATTAAAGAGGGTTTAATGTTGCAAAGGCCACAAAGAAAAAAGATAACTGATTTTAAACCTTCTTTGTATAAAGGTAAATATACGGGAACATTAAGGTATGGATCAAAGGAAGGTGATAGGCACGAACAATTAGTCCGTATGTTAATTGCTATCAGATTAAGAGGTGAGAGTTATGATTATCTTAAAAATGAGGCATTAACTTTTGCGAGATTGTGTGATCCCCCCGAAGATGAAGGGGAAGTAATGTTTCAAGTAAATGACATATTTAATCGTTATCAACCAAGAGAGGCCAAATGAATTTATTAAGAGATTATCAAAAAAAAGCTATTGAAGATATTAGGTATCATTTTAGAAGAGGTAAGAAAAAAGTTTTATTAGTTGCTCCAACGGGTAGTGGTAAAACTATTATTGCTTGTTCTATGATTGAGGCAAGTAAAAAGAATTTTAATTTTAGTTTATTTATGGCACATAGAAGAGAACTTGTTATGCAATGTTCTAACAAACTATCTACTTTTGATTGTCCACATGGAATATTAATGGCGGGTAAATCCCCAAATCCTTTTGCAGATGTACAAATAGGATCAATCCAAACTTTTACGGCTAGAGTTGAACGGGATGATTTTATTAAACCAAATGCACATATTATATTTTTAGACGAAGCCCATAGATCAACGAGTGATAGTTTTAAAAAGTTATTAGATCAATACCCTGACGCATTCGTTATTGGTTTAACCGCAACACCCGTGAGAACTGACGGAAAAGGTTTAGGCAATGTTTATGAAGAGTTAGTTGAGGCGGGATCAATTAAAGAATTAACAGATCAAGGATATTTAGTTAAAAATAAAATAGTTGCTCCAAGTATTCCCGATTTACAAAAAGTTAGATTAATTGCGGGGGATTATGACAAAAAGCAATTAGAAAACAAAATGAATAAACCAAAATTAGTTGGTGATTTAGTTAGTCATTGGACAAAATATGGTGAGAATAGACCGACAATAGTATTCGCAACAAGTATTAAACATAGTAAATATATTTGTAATATTTTTAATCATAATGGAATACCCGCAGGACACA